ACTGATTATCACATCTGGACGGGGACACACTTCTCCAGTGTTTACTCTCGTTCTATCTATGACATCCTTATGCCTCCACTTTCCACTTATGTGGTAGGCCCGGTAGAAATGAACCAGAGGATGGTGAGAAATGAGAGCGAGAAGGACTATGCCACCAGCAAGTGGAAGAAGAGCAAGGAAAACGAAAATGTGGCTCTCAAGCACGAGATCGCACGATTACGCCTTGAGAACAAACGGAAAACTGAAATTAGTGAGCGCAGGAAGGATGAAATAAAGAAACTCCGAAATCCGAAAGTAATCAACGAAAGTAGGATGTCGGTGTCCCCCACCCATTCTATCTTCTCATCGGTTGTGGACGTAGAGAAATCAGATATTGAAATTCTGAAAGCTTTCATGAACCTAGATTGTAAAGGAACGTTCACTAATGAGAGGAACCCGCACAAGATCATTCGCAGAGTGATCCTGGAAGTCGTCTCTATCATCACGACGCTGGATATTACAGTTGTTGAGCGGAACTACAGACACATCGGGAAGTCCGATGATGGACGCCTCTCCGTCAATGACATCTATAATGAGGTGATTGAAAAGAAACTCGTTCTACTTCCAGGGACGGTGTTCAACGCCACCCCTTCGATGGGAGAGAGGTTTCATGTTGGAACCACTCCTCTAAGTGAGGCGATTTTCACACCCGACGACGAGCCATCTCCTATGCTCAAAGCTGGTGTTCTCATCCAGAAACTAGGGGTTTTAGCCCTCTCGCTTTCCCAATGTGCATCATGGGAAGAGTCACTCCTAGAGATTGTGAAGTTCATTTCTTATTCGGCCGACCCAGCGTTTATTGACAAGATCATTAGAGGAAGGAGCAAGACGATCGGCACGATAGAAGAGTTTATTGAAAGCCGGTTGGAACGCATAGTGTGTGACCATAATGGGGTGGCACACGAGAGCCATTCCGGACTGTTTGACAAACTTGTGTATGCCCCGGCGGACGAAGCCAGGGTGTCTACAACCCACGATGGGAATGAAACGTGGGTCCGCAACATGGGACCTGGACCCGTTGGTAGCGTCGTTTCTGACATGTCCTCCAAATTTGTCGGGGCATTTAGGAAAAAGAAACCACAGACACCGCCCACAGCACCAGTTCCCGACCCAGTCCCAGCGGTTGGCCCAGCACCGGAAGAAGAGGATGTAGATACTGTATTCTCTGCTAGTCCTACGGTGATTGAACTTCCMCCACGTGTGGTTAATCAGTCACCCGCCTCATCTAACCCGTTCGCAGTCCTAAGGCGAGGATTGGAAGTGGTCCGGACGATAGCAAGATCAGGCATTGGTTTGGAGAACAAGATTAAGGAGATCCCGGTCCTCGAATTGTTGGATGAAGTCGTTTGCCTCTTCATCTTTTTCACAGTCCCGAAACCAGGAAAGGTGCCTCCTCAGCTCAGGGAACATAAGAAGGACGACGTAGAGGCCATACCGGAAACTTACATGTACAAGGAACTTCTTGATCGAGCTTTCAAGATACACAAAACCGATCTCATCTCCATCATAAGCCGAATTTGCACGGTCGTGGACACGTCACTCATGATATGCGCTACATTGTGGGATGGCGTTGATTACTCCACCCTCATCAACCCACTCGACATTTCGGTGAGGTTAGCAAGACTCAAGGGTCTAGAGAACAGTTACGCAGCCGGCAACCTCGATTTGATGGCCGCGGAAGACTCCACCGTTTTGGGCACCGTTGCCTACGAGAATGAAGTGATGAAGCTCGTTTCTGACATAACCTCCCTGATACAGAACCGTGCCGTCAAGCCAGCGGCAGAAACCGCATACATGCAGTATTTAACCAGTGCCACGAAGTTGAAATCTGTGATTGTGATGGCTGTGCGGTGCAGAACAGAGAAAGATGTGCCCTATATGATCGGACTCTACGGCAAACCCGGGGTCGGGAAGTCGATGTTGTCCGAAATTTACATGACTGTCGTGGGTCTAGCTTACAAAACGCCAATTCGCGTCAATGACATATGGTTGTGGGCTCCGGACAGCAACGGATGGCACACAGGGGCAACCACATCGAAGAAAATACTCCAAGTTACAGAACATGACAATATAAAACGCGAGGACAATTCAAACCAAATTTTCTTTGACATGGCCAGAATGTGCGACACCCTTCCATCACCGTACAACAAGCCAGACTTAGAAACAAAAGGAATAGCGGTCAACATGTTAATTGGAGGGGTGTTTTGCTGCAATCAGCAGGATTTTGGCATTACCCGGGTTAAAGATCCTGGGGCTTCCGCACGACGCATTGACTTCTTCGAGGTCTTGGTGAAGCCGGAATTCGGGAAGAAATGTGAAGCAGGAACCCATTTGGTACCTGACGTCTCAAAATGCCGCATGGTGTATAATGCACATGAAGGTAAACCAGTCCCAGACGAAGACACCTACATTCTGCAGCCATACACCTTCCAAGTCACCGAGAACCTTGGAGACACCAGCGGAGGTAGCCGACAGGTGAAGATCGTTCCCGTGGGTCCTTCCCTTTCTGTGCCTGAGTGGCGAAAGTACATGTACAAGCGAGCGAAGCGGAAGTTGAAGGAGTCGCGGAATTATGCTGAGAAGTTAGGGTTAGTGAGGACTTTGGCACTCTGCAAAGAATGTGCCAACCCCCACCACTCGTGTTTGTGTGGGCCGCAGGGCTGCAATTTCAGACCACACGCGATGTACTATAAGGACATTACCACCCCTGTCACCTGGTCCGCGTGGTTTGTGGAACAGGTTGAGAGAATAACAGAAGCCACCCGCGGTTTATCGGAAGCGAACAAGAAGAAGAGAGCCCTCCTTGATGCTATGCTGGAAAGGAACTCATCTCAAGGGGTTGAGTTACCCGACCTCCCTACTTTGCCCCCACAACACGAGGAGACAGACTCAGTGGAGTACTGTGATGCCTCTTGCGTTGAGAACGAAGCCCCGAAGGCTTACCAGCTCAGGTTCGCGGAGGGTGGTAAAGTTATCAGTTGCCGGACAAATGTTCCCATTAAAGTCAACGAGGAAATTGCCACTGGAGTCACCGGCTTTTTAGGCAACGTCGTGCGCAGGTTCACGAAATCGTGCGTGTCATCCGTCCTCCATGCGTTCTTCAACATTTACACGTCCATTGTAGTCGCAGCGTTTGTGTTTCCATTCATGCCTATACTCAGCCCCATAGTTTTCATCGTCATGCTTGGGCTCACTGCTTCTGTAGAGACGACGTCTGCAATTCTCGCCAATAGACTCGTGGCGAAGAAGGCTGACAAGGGGGAACCGATAGTTTATTGGGATACGACATATTCCGAGCTTGCCTTGACTCTGGGCCTGATGACTGTCGCTGGCTTCGGCTTGTCCGCCCTAGTCACTTCTTCCAGATCGAAGAGGAGGAAGGCGTTGCAGTCCGCACCATCGGAGGATCTGAGTGAGGTCACCGAAGACGTGGCGGACGAGGGATTCGAACCCCAAACACCAGAGGAGCTGATAGTCAGACAGAAACAGCCTGACATTTGGCTTCAGCGAGAACCTATAGCCTACAAGGAATCCGTTCCACACGACATCTTGACGATGACCTACGACCAAGTCGTCTCGGTTATCCGGGCAAACATGATCAGATTGTCGACATGGGATCCAGTGAGCAAGGAGGCCCGGGGCCAGACACAGGCTTTCATGGTGAATACCAATGTTATGATTCTCCCAGTCCATGATCACGAGGTAGTAGAAAACAGGCCATATGCCATCATTCGCAAAGGCACTGGAAACATCACCATCTGCCATTTTATCCGCTTGGTGCGCATACAGTGTAATGGCCAGGACACAGACCTCTGCTTTGGTCTCATCAACATTTCTCTTCCTGTGCGAAATGTCAGGAAGATGATAACACACGACTATTGTCGGACCTTCGAACATGCGAAGGACCGTGTGGTGAAGACCATGTTGATGACGTCCAACGGAGACTACCCAGCCTCCAGTAGATACGGACCTATCTACACCGAGACAAGGTCCACCATGGGCTTCGTAAGTGACGTTGCTTATGAGACTGTATCTGGGGATTGCTGTAGTCCCCTTATCACGACGGAAGCTCCCTTCGTCCTGCTTGGATTTCACGTCTCACGAGTTGTGGACTCGAAGCGTACCTATTCATCTATCGTACAGAAGTTTGAGTACGACATCAGGTTCACACGTGCGCTCAAGCCCGAAGAGAAGAAGCTAGTTGGCGGAGAATTCCTCTTCTTCGACAATTCAATCCTCACGTGCCCCAGACCCAAGGACGATGACCCGTCTAGAAGGGTTTGCACAAGATTTCTCCGCAATGAAGGAGCCGAGTGCACAGCGACCCCTCCGTCCGTGCTTGTTATCGGACATAATGCGTCCACACGCGTCTCTGCGAAGTCACAGGTATACTTGTCCCCCCTCTCGCCTCATCTTGAGGCTGCGGGATGGGCCCGCTTGCACGGGCCACCTCCGCTGAATGCAAACAGAGCTGCGGCTGCGGCCTTACAGTATGGCTCTCGGGGCGCTCGCCCACGCACATTCGTACTCAACGAGGCGCTCATCGCCCATTATGTTGCACCTATTGTGGAGAAACTTCGAATCCTAGGAAAGAAGCCCAGGATGCTGAGCTATGATGAGGCTGTCAGGGGGATGTATGACAACTCTTTCGTTAAACCCATGTCTTTATCAAAAGCCTGCGGAGGAGGTTTCCCCGGGAAAAAACGCTCTCGCATGGTTTACACCTGCCTCCAGGACGAGGATGAACCTGGGATGGTCTTTGCTGAGATTGAGACTGGAGAATACACCTTTTACGTCGACAAGGTCCCCGAACCAGAGACCCAGGAGGAGTCAACGGAGTGCGCAGTCGTCGATAGGGATGAGCCGATTCCTTCTTGCAACTCAGCATTGAAGGGCGAGGTCGAGCAAATTCTAAGGTGCTGGGAAGCAGGCGTTACCTGCAACACAGTGGTCCAAGCTGCGTTGAAAGACGATCCGACTCTATTGAGCAAGATTGCTGAGGGGAATGGGTACGGAAGAACCGTCACGTCACAGTCCACTGCCCATCACATAGCCCAAAGGATTGTATTCACGGATCTCTGCGGTGCATTGAAGGCCATTCCATTCACATCCGGATGCTACGAAGGGGTGTCGTACCGGTCGGAAGATTGGATGGAGATCGCTGAATTCCATCTGATGATTGGAGATCCTGAGGTGACCGCCTTCTTAGATGCAGACACGAAGAAGATGGACCTTTCTTTTAACCAACAAGACTTGTATTCCACCACCGAGGCTTTGGCTCAGATACTAGAAGGTTGTGGTGCAGAGCCGCGCCAGATAAAGCTTGCCAGGTCGTGCGGGTTTGAGATGTCATTGCCGATCCTGAATCTCTACGGGGAATGGCTCATGATGTCGATGAACACGAGCGGAAACAATCTGACGGTCACCTACAACAACATTTCAGGTGTGCAACTACGAACACGTGAGGCGTATGTGGCATTCATGATCGCGCAACACCGGGATATGGCAACGGACAGCGAGTGGGACTTCTATGAAATCGAGAGGGCGATTCAAGAACTTCCGCGCGATATTATCGCTCGCATTCTGGAGGACTTCCACATTCATGTACGAGTTGGATCTATTGGTGATGACTCATTGATGTCGACTATCCTTCCGGGATTTAATATGGGATTTATCACCGCGTACTTCAGGCAGAAGGGGGTCCAGATCACGGGCTCGGACAAAGGTGGGCCTCTCCTGGAGAATCTTCGACTTCGCGATCTATCATGTTGCCAGCGCGGGTTTTACTGGCACCCCGAACTTGATCGGATTGTGGGACCCCTGAATATCAAATCATTGTCACGTAGTCTACATTGCATGTTACCCTCTGCCGAACACCCGTCCGTGATTGAGCGTGCGATTATGACCTCTGTTCTGGAAGAACTCTCGCTTCATGGGAGGGAGGTCTACGACGAGAGGTTGAACATGCTCATTGCGGCGTCCCTCAGCTCTGGCCGTCCCGGTTTTTACTCAGATCTCTTCAAGTCCTATGAGGTCCAGATTGAGATAATGGCCACCAGACACCCCACAACAATGAGCGAACAAAGGCGACAAAACATAAAGACGGTCTTCTTCCACCGCAAGGAAGAGGGACTGGCAAACCTGTCGGGATTGACAAGAGTTGCCCTTCAACCGGACAGATTACCACATCTTGACATGGCTCAGGAAGAGATGCGGCATCCGGTTGTTGAAAATGAGCGCGGGGAGCAGGATCACGCTCCTAATCCCCAGAACCTTATCTGCGTGTCAAACCAATCACAAATCAACAATGTAGAGTTAATAACTCCTTCTTCCACAGTGGATGCAACGACTGTGGCTGCGACGGAATCGGCAGAACGCAGATCCATTTATACGAGCGATACCCCCACGTCCACACAGACCCGACCTATCAAACTCTTCACGTTGGCATGGAGCATTGACACCGTGTTAACCAGGCAGTTTGACCCATGGTCCATGTTACTCTCAAATCCAGTCATCCGGCAGAAGATGAACAACTTCCGGTACTTCAGAGGGAATCTGGTGATCCAGGTTTTCATCGATGGCAACCAATTCCACTCTGGGGAGTGTTGGTTGGGCTATTTGCCTCTACCTCTTGTCGACGAGATCACGGAGTACGACAATTCCACATACGAGGACTTAGTGGAGTTTTCACAACGCCCCCGGGTTTCCATATCTCCACGAAATTCCCAAGGCGGAAGGATGGTACTACCATTCATTTACCACCACGATTTTGTGGACCTGCTCTCGGACCAAATTTCAGAACTTGGACGTCTTTACGTCCGTTCCATCGTTCCACTGCGCATGGCAAACGGGGGCACACAGCCTGCCACTTTGACATTCATGGCTCATTTCGAAGATTTAACCCTTTGTATGCCAACCACCCACAATCTCCCCGTCCTCAAGGTTGTTAACGAGTCGACCATCACATCGACTGAAGGCACAGGGCGAGGGAATGATGCTGTCGATCTCAGCATGCAATCTTCCACACTGACTACCTCTCCCCAGGTTATGTGGCAGAGAGGTGAGAACCGATCGTTCAAGGAAATTGCTGGGAAGGAATGTTTCATTGGAACCTACATGTGGGAGTCATCTGCCGCGCCCGAGAGGACAATATTGTCTTTGCGGTGTTCCCCATTTCACGGCATGGTGGAAGGAACTGGGATCACGGCGGAGTACCACATCACGCCTTCGACATGGTGTTCGTTGCCATTCACCTATTGGCGTGGATGTTGCGAATACCGGTTCGAAGTCATCTGCTCCTCCCAGCATAGAGGAAAGCTTTTCTTTGTGTGGGATCCCCTCTACACGGTTTCAGACGGAGCATACAACAAGAACTACATGGCCATTGTGGACATTGGCACAAAGACCACCCATACTGTTCGCGTCGGGTGGGGTCAGTCATCCGCATTTCTCCCCACGATCACGGGGATGTCCCAGATTGTTGGGCAGTCGATTCCTGAGTACAGCAATGCAGTTCCGTATGCGAATGGGGTGCTCACGGTGGGAGTCTTCTCTCCGCTCATACTACCGTCGGAGGAAACAGCTACGTCGGTGCACATCAACGTTTACCAACGGATGGATTCGATCGAGCTCGCGCTTTTGCGAGAACCTCTCGCAGCCATGTCTCCGCAGAAAAATAGTGTCATACCTCCATCTACGGGAACAGCTACGATCTCTCCACCTGTCACGGCACCGGTTACGAATCCCACCCTCACGACGACCAGAGTCCTCGAGATATGCGAGGAACCGATGCCCTATGTCTACGTGCCAAAGACCAGGTCAAATTTGGTTGGAACTTTTCTGGAAGCTCGAGATCAGACCTACACTACTGCGTTGGCAGACAAGGATCTCACGCGAATTCGTTTGAACACAACTGGCACATACCAGCTTTCGAAATCAACGACGCTCGTCCCAGAGTTCCCCTATGCCTTCACGTTCCGCGGATTTGTAGAAGGTGGGACGACGTTCTCTATCACCACTTCCGGAGTACCCAACCCTTTGACAGTGACTACACAACTCACTGGGATAACAGATGTTAAGGATGCCATCATTACACCACTCGAGGAAGGCACGCGCTTTTTGGGCGAGTTTACAGTCAACGGCACCTCACGTGTAGAAACCACGAGGGTTGGGTTGCGATTGCCTCGATGGGAAAAACGTGTCGTCAGATCACCAGCTGAGTTGCCTACCTTCATCGACCTCACACCCTTCGTGAACTGGTACGGAATCTCCGGGGCAGGAGATGTGGGCACCTTGCTTACAGATCAGAACCCAGGCGGACGCTCAGGATGCATATTCAAGATTAGGATACCCAACCCTGAGCTCCTACTTGGGAACGTCGTTGTATCGTATATTGGGAATTCTACAGTTGTTGCTGAACCCATGCTGATGTTCAGTCCCATTGACGGGATAACTCATTTGGTGAATGCTGCATCAGGAGAAAGACGCCACCACGTCTATAACTACGCGGAAGCAGCATATTTCCGCATCCCGCCCACGGCAACGATCTCCATCTTGCAAGTCGCATGGATCTCTCGCCGTGCCGACGCGACGAGAAGCGCAGTGAAGGCACAGCCCGTTCTTGTGACAAATCAGTCGGGCCTTTCGGACGTGACAACTTTTGGGCCGGCATGCACAGAGGGTTTGCACACCGACTATTTCCACGAGATCGTTCACTCGATAGATGATTGTCTGAAGGCGGCCAACGCCTACGCCTACTGCAAAACGACGACAGCTAACCCAGGAAACGACGGCTACAACATGCAGAAACTTCCTCATTTCCCCTTCGTGTATCGAGCTCGCCTGAACTCCACGAACGTCAACGAGGTCTACTTGCCTACGCTGTTTGAGTACTTCGTCCGGGGCTTTCTCACCTGTCGTGGATCAATGTCCGTACACATATCGTTCGAGTGTCGCGGCAACACCAAGCTTCTCCCTTCCTTTTTACGGATCACACGCACAGATAATTTTACTGTCGCGAACGGGGCCACAGCTGATGATGTCCGCAATTTGTACAGCTTTAAAGGAGCGGACTACATCTATCCACGACTGACCGCTGATTCAACTTTCACCATACCATGGTACGAGACAAGGCGCTTCGCTTACCCTCGATCGACGGCTATAGCGAATCACAACGCATACACAGCACGCGTTGATATAGGGTGTGATCAGAGTGGACAGTCCAACAGATGGGTCGTTTCCTACAGAGTGGGCGACGATTTCCAGTTAGGCATGTTCCTATCCACACCCGTCCTCAGGGCAATCGCCTGAGGACCCGGGGCCCGTGTCGGGCCCTTCAAATCAACAGACACGAACCATGTACGGCCGCTTGGGGCCGGAACAAACCAAGCACAAAGACCTTTGCATGTTGTAAAGGCAAGCGAGTACCCCGCAAGGGGCCCTTATAGAAATGTTTTAAATTCAGAATTTTTTGACCGGGCCCCCCGGTTTTTTCACGAATTACCGCGAACTTTCGGGTACATTTTTCACAAGGGTCTGACGCCATTCACGGAAACGTGATGGCGCCAGTGCTCCCC